TGGCAAACTGGTCTCGCCTAAGACCAACATATTTGGCCCCTGATCCATTTTAAGCACAACAGAATCTTCCTGAGGTGCTCGCAACGGTCCAACATCAACACCCATAACAACAGTGTCAAAGTTAGTCCGCGAATGCGAAGTCAAAATGTGGGGGCGCGATTCTAACGCACACAAAGCAGAATCGAAGTCTGCCTGCGTTAATCGCCCACAACCCCCCTTGTTTCCTTTGCCAGCTAAATGAAAGCCGGCAATAAAAGGCAAAGGAGCTTCTCCCAAAATGGGAGCCATGCATAATCCATCATATGTTGGAAAATCCAAAGAATATTTAAATCCTTTGAACACTCCACCCTGAGTAGTATCCAATACTCCTGGATTAGCAATAAACCACGAAGTGGTAACTGGGGCATCTTCAACAAAATGCACCATAGTGGCAAAGAAATCACGTTCTGGATACGCAATAGGCAAATACTTAGTCAAATCCTTGGAAGGTCCAAATTCTGGACAATACCATAAGGCCAAATCCGTATCAGGAATTTTATAAGTATTTTGCGCATTAACTGAAGAACGCACAACGCGGTTATTTCGCATATAAATAGTCGAAATACCACCGTCTTTTGGAATGCTATGACTCGGAATCAATAAAACATCATTCTTCATAGGAATGACATAATTGAAACGAGTCTTTCCATCACTCTTCCAAACACAAGACAATTTGTAAATATTCTTCTTTACAACTAACTCCATCTCCTGGAAAGTTCCAGTAGCGCACTTCGGCGAAACCGGAATTTTCTGGATATCACTACGATCAGGTGGAGTCCAAAACTCCTGCCTATTCGCAAGACCTTCTTCAGAAGTCTTAAATTCTGTGATCGGAGCCATCATTTGTGACTTCCACTTCTTGTACAAGCGGTAAATCATAAGAACAGCTCCAAATCCGAAGATGGAAGCAATAAAAATCTTTCCATTAACCTTGTCCACAGCATCCCTGATAAGTTTCGAGGGATTAGGCAAAGTAGAAAGATCGCGCACAATATCCAAGCGCCTCTTCTCAATAGACAAGAAGGCAACTAGAATAGCACCAATGGAAATAAGCATCAATGCCCATCCCTTATATGAAAAGGGACAAGAAGCAAACAAAATGCTAAAACACAGTAACAAATAAACAATTCCAATGGTGAGAAAATCACTTTTGATGGTCTTTCTAGCAAGACCATAAGAAAGTAATTTTCCAAAGCGCGTGTGCAACAATAATGAAGCACAATGCGAATAACGCGACAGAATGCAACTCTCAACAGCAAATAAACGTTCTGTCAACTGGAAATCAATCCCAGATTGACAATCTAGTTTACAACATTCATTGCAAAGAGAAGGAAGCATGCTGTGTTCACACAAAGTGAACTTACTCAAAGAACGCTGTTTTTCTACAAAAACACGCTGCGCTTCAAAATGAGCACGCGATTCATCGCGAAGAAAGGCGAGCAGAGTAGCAATAGTAA